TTGCACAAGCGGATAATAAAGGCATGATGCACTTGCCGACTCTTGCTTTTTGATAAGAGACAAGCTTCCATCACCATCAATTATTCCAGCTATGTATGCCATCTTTTCTTCTTTCGTCATATGAACCTCAATGTTTAATGATTATTTTCTAATCATATCACTGAAGTTGACAGCGGTCAATTCTCATGCTAATATTACTTTAGGGTCTTGATTTTGCAGGGTAACTTGCTCGTTAAGTATGACAAATGTGCCGTAAAATGAGATCTTCGCATCTATGTCGACCGCCGTGAGGCTTTGTGCCGGCGGAGTTACGCCTGTATTTCCCAATGGAACCATTGCGGTATCCAAAGGATTATATCGACGCATACGGAGCGTTGTGCCACCGTTGCGAGGCATGTTTTTCTTCATTGCCGGTATTTTGTGGATCATATTTGGCACTGGTACCGAAAGCAATTTATAAGAAAAACTCTGCTGAACTGGCGCTGGAAGTATGCTTGTAGTCGTAATTGCCATGTTTTTCCTTAAGTTTACATTGTTTCGTTTTGTTATTCAACTATGAATCATTATAGGAGTGCTTTTGTTGTTCAAACCTGCTTGTTGTGATTCACGTTATAACAAAATCGTACTATACTTAAGAGTGACGAGTTCTTTTTACGTCGCGAGTTGGCGAGACTCAATACGCCATTGGGGGTTTTTTTTGAAACTGACGAAGTTTCAGATACGTCTAACTAATTATATAAGGGTTTTTTTATGATAGGCAAGAAATTTGGCAAATGGGAAGTTTTGCGTGAGCTTAAAGTTAATAAGCCAGGGAAGCACTATGAATGCATGTGTGAATGCGGAACTATATCTGTGAAAGCTGGAACTGAATTACGTGCAGGAAGAGGAAAGCAATGTCGGGAATGCCAATACGCACAAATGTATGATCACACTAAAGAAATTGGTAAAAAGTATGGAAAATCGACTGTTATAAAATTTGTTAAGATTCACAGAAAATTAATGCAATATGAGGTCGAGTGCGATTGCGGATTTAAAAAATTACATGTTCTTGCTGATTTAAGAGCAGGAAAATCAACGCAATGTACAACATGCCACAATAGACTTAATGCTCAAAAAAATACTAAACATGGCATGCACAATCAAAAAATATATAAAGTATGGCAATCAATGATACATAGATGTACGAATCCAAATGCTACATTTTACAATCGATATGGCGGCCGAGGAATAAAAGTTTGTGATAAATGGCTCCATTCCTTTGAAGCTTTCTACAAAGATATGGGGGTGAGGCCTGAAGGACTTACATTAGATCGCATAGATAATAATGGTAATTATGAACCAGGAAATTGTCGCTGGATAAGTCATCAGGAGAACTGTAAAAATCGTTACTATGAGAAAAAACAACGTAGAGCCGGCGGAAAAGGGGAGGACATTAAGCCGGCTCTACAGACAAAAAAATAGGGTTCTAGATCTTTTTCATTGATTCAATCATTTCCTTGTGCAACTGTGCTTTAAGTTCATCGGTTAAGCCACTTGCAAAAGCATTTGCTTTGGACAAAGGTGATTCACCTTGTTGTGGAGATATTGAAGTTAGAGGCCGTGGTTTTGCGCTGTTCTTCAAAGCTATTTCACGATCTTTGCTGTAATTATCTTCAACATAGATTCCCATCTGTCTTACCATCTTATATGCAAGAGCATGTTGTTTATAAACATCTGGTGTCGCAAGAATAGCATCAGCAAGATCAGGGTTCTCGTCACGCAACTTCTTTAAATTATCGTACGTAGCAACTTTATCAAAATCAGGAAAATCTCTCTTTATACGCAATTCTGTCGTAGTCATTTGAGACTTCTTTTCATTCTGTTCAAGTTTCTCTTCAAGTCTCTTGATTTTACTTACAAGCTTAAGTAAGTGTTTGCCTTCAGCAAGATCATCTGGATTAAATTGAAGATCATCTATATCATCTTTTACTTGTTCAATTTGTTTAGCTTCATTTGGCGTTGTAACTCTAGATCGCATATCTTGAACCGTACGCGCTAATTCATCACGTTCCCGTTCAGCTTTTTCGTAACGTTCACGCAGAATACGCATATTTTCTTCTTTAGTTAACGAAGATTCTTGCGTATTTTTTTGTTGGACTTCCTTAGTTTCCTCTTCGGTTACTTCAACTTCTGGTGCAGGCTCTTGTTCAGGCTCTGGTGTAACCTCTGGTTCAACTTCAACATCTGGTTGAACATTTTCTACTGGTTCTTGTGTTGCGCCATACTTTTCTTCAGCAGTTTTTTGCATTAATGCTATTTGTGATTGGCTTGCGTGTGGCAGTCCATTCATATTAATTATCCTTTATCTAACAAAATTGAATCTTTTACTTCGCCATTTAATTTTTTAGAGAGTTGTAATAGTTCGCCAGCAGAATCTTTCAATATGAATTCTAGCAGGCCGCGTTCTTCTGGCGCTATGGCTAAGAAGTTATCTTTAAATAGCTTACAAGTATCTTTTGAAGGAAGCACCCAGAGAAACTCAATTGCTTCAGCGCTTCTGTGGTAATGATAGACGGTCTGGTCGTATTCTGGCGTTGGACATGTTTCACGCGCAAAGAAATAATTGCGTATAACATTGGGCAGTAGACGTTCTTTTTTGGTGGTAACTACTACAAAGAAATCACCATTATAATCTTTTCTGCCACTATCAATAGCTAGATAAATATTCTTTCCATAATCTTTGTGGATTTCACGTTGCAGTTCAATTGGATCGCGTGTTCCTGGTTCTTTTTGTGCCAAATCTGTTGCAATTTTACCAACGGTTTCTT